GTATCATAACTCATATTATTAATATTTGTATTTTATTTTCTTAATAGTTCCTTAATGTTAGCTAACTCAGATTCTATGATTTCTATTTTTTTTAATATAAGCATAGAATTATCCTGATTCTGAACTAAAGAACTTAAATTATCATTATTATCCATGCTAGGTATAGGAATTGATGGTGTATCATCAATAGTTTTTAGTTTAGATAAGAAATCATTATTCATAGACATTCTTGCTTCAATAGGATCATTTTTATCAACATCTTTGTCGCTAAATGTAACTGATTTTTTTGTCGTACTTAATTTTTTATCTTGACCATTATTAATCCATGATTCAGCTTTTTGTTTATCATTATTATTAACGTTAATATCAAGTTTTCTATCAGCCATCATTTTTGCTAATTGAGCATCCATATCTTTGATAGGTTTATCTTCTTGTTTGTTATCACTGAAATTTATATTAGATGGTTTTTGAGGTTGAGAAGATACTCTTTCATTTTGTTTAGAAGTCAATGCATAATTAAATTGATCTTGACTAGCTTTACGTCTAGCATCAGAACTATAAACCTGTTGTAATTCAGTAGGTGTTTCTACTGTTTTATTTTTGAACTCTTGTAGATAATTAGAAAAATAAGATATGAAGTTTTTATTTAAATCAAGTACAGAACCTTGAGTATTAGTAGATGACGTAATAGACTGTTCAAAGTGTTGTTTAACAGTACTATAATCTGAATTTCGTATACCTTGAAAACATCCAGACTCGTTAAGGGTATTCCATAACATACCTTTGTTATGTTTTGAGTTGAAAGCGGGTTGTGCTGACATTTATATTATAAAAAAATTAATTTTTAAGTATTTATGAATTTAACTATTAATAATTTTACCAACAATAACAATGTTGCCGTAAATTTTAATACCGTACATTTTACTAGCTTCATTATTAATAGGAGATACTAGATTACCTCTTTCATTAACAAATAGTGTTCTTCCATCAATTAAATGAAGTACACTACATAAGCCATTAGTTATTCTTTTAATAGTATCATATCCAGGATCTTTATCAAAATAATAAATAGTACCTTCCTTATTAGTAATGTATTCCATGATTTAAGGTAAAAAATATGTATTTTTATATTTCATTTTTTTACTATTTTACCATTTTAATATATTTATCAAATATGATTGCTTGAGCCTCTTTTTCCTTGAGTTTTTCAATTTTTACCTCAAGTTTATCAGGTTTATCAGCTAGTTTTTCAGTATATTTATCTATATTTTTTTGTAAACGATTTTTATTATATCCAGGTATTTGTTCTAATACTAATGCGAATACTTGAAGAAGAGGTTTCATAATTTGATTAGTAATATAATGAGCATAATCTAATTGTAGATTATTGTCTTTTATAAATCCAGGTGTTTCAATTCTATCACCTTGAAGTGCTTTCTTATTAGGATTGACTACATATGCATAAGGAATTCTATCACCACTTCTAGGTTTATTACCTGGATCACGTATACCAATTCTATCAGCTAGTACTTTATGAGCAATTTGTTTAGGATTTTTATAATTAGATCTAAGCGATTTGGTAATGATTAATTTCTCAATAGGAATATCACCATCAACCAAAGCCTGTAATTGTTTTTCGGTAAATTCAATAGCTTTTTCAACACTTTTCTCTTTCATAAGAATATCAATTACACCACCATAAACATCTTTAACAACAGGTGCATTATCTCTACGTTTTAATACAATACCCATCTCTTTTCTCTTACCTTTATTAATATCAAATTCAAATAACATACCAACATATCTCTTTTTGGATAGTAAACAGAATGGTAGAAATGTTTTCTCATATTCTAGATCGTGTGGTTTCTTCAAAAACTTAGATGCTAATTCACCCGCTTCTTGTGCTATTTCAATAGTAATTTCAAGAGCCTTTTTTCCCAAGATACGATTGCCTTCTAGATCTTCTAAATAAAAGCAGAAGAACACAGAGTCAGTATCACCATATATGTACTTAGCTTTAGTTCTAACTTTACCATAATCTTTAGTTTCACATATTCTATCACCATATACTTCTTCAATAATTCTTTTTGCATAAGTCAATAACTTTCTACCAACAGCGGTACATGAAGCAGCTACATCGGGTTCATAGAAATGACTAGTTTTTGCACCAGTTTGACCATATAATGAATTAGCAGTGAGTTTAATAGCTAATTGTCTATTATCATAAACATTTTTCATAAATGGATCTGTTTCTTGTTTACATAACTTTTTAGTTTGTTTTCTAGAAACCAATAAATCTTGAAGAACAGCAGGAATTACAGCTTTACCTTGACTTTTATGTTCGGCGAAACGACATATTTTATATCCAACCTTAACTTTTTGTGCTGCTGCCTTAGGTGTTTTACGAACATAAGTGAAAGTATCATATTGAACATTAACATATTTATAATCAGGTAAATTATCATAAATATAAATACCATTATCACCAACCTCACCAGTTTCTTGTAATAATTTACCATCAAGATCATATTCTTTTGTCCATACTTTACTAGAATGACATAAATTTTCACTTATCATGGATGATGGATAAAGTGAACTATAATCATTACATGCCACAGGTTCATCAAAATATAAATCGGTTTTTGGAGGCAGAACAATCGCTCCTTCATATCCATCTTCAGACTCATCTTTATCTATGCAAGGAATAAGATAGCCTTTTTCACGACATTTTTTAGAAATATAACTAGTTAATTTAATACCTTGACCTCGCATAACAAGATAATTCATTGGTACACTACATAACTTAGCCATTTCAACTAATCCAGTAATAATATCTAATTTAAGTAATAATTCATGAACTAAATTACAATCCTGAATACAATATTTTGCTACAATAGCTCTTTCATCATCACCTTGGCGAGCAAGTCTGAAAATATCTTGAGGTGTTACATCATCCTTAGCTAAACACCATCTCACTTTTTTTGTCATATCAGGATTTTCTATACCAGCAATAGTAAATTGACCATCAGTCATTTCAATAACTTGAAATTTATTACCGTCTTTATAATAATCAACACTATAACTAATTTCTTCAAAATGAATCCAAGATCCTACTTCTAATCCACTAAGATTATCAGAAACAATAATAGTATTTTTATTATCATGATCAATCTTTTTAACACCATCACCAATGAAATGACCAGAAACATAGTCTAATTTATAAGATGTTAAATTATGTTCTCGTCTAAATACATTATAAAGATCAATCTGTAAACGACCATTCATGTCTACATATTTTTGTTCATGAGTTCCACTAGCAATATTGATTACAGAGTCTTTCAGTTTAAGTTTTTTTGTTTTCCAGTCACGTTGAACAGCATTTTCACCAACATTTCTAGACAATTTAATAAAGTCATCAACACAACCTGTTTCTATTGCTCTACGAAACATGTATTCCCAATCAAAACCAGTAATATTGTAACCAATAACAATATGTGGATCTTGTTGTTGAACCAATTTAGTCCATTCTTGAATAACTTCTTTTTCGGTATCACATTGAATAATTTCTTGATTTTTAACATTAGGTAATTCACTACATCCACCGAGTACTATACAATGATTAAGGTAAGGTTTTTTATCGCCATAATTAAGAAATGTAGATCCAATAAATGTGACTTTATCACCAGCAACTTTTGGAAATATACTAGTCAGAGCTTGATTGATTTCTGTAATTTTACTGTCTCTTTTAACACGATCACGCATTAATAATTCAACAACAGTATCTTTTCTAATAGATTTTCTGAATTTTTTTACAGAATTTATTTCGTCATCGTCATTAATATCTTCATTATCTACAACGGTTTCAAAATTAGTTTCTGCTTGAAGATCATCATCATCTTCAATTTCACAGTCTCTAACAGGTTTATTTAACCATTCAGTAATTTTATTTTCAATTACTTCCTGTGTTGGTTTTTCACTTTTAGTATAAATAGTATCTATACCGTCTTCCCAATCATATTCAAAGGCAGTCAATACAGCTTTCTTAAGCCAATCAACAAGATAATCTTTTTCAATACTATCCCAACTTTCTACAACATCAAGAATATTAGTTGCTAATCTTTTATAAGTTTTAACAGGTAAAGGGAAATCTCCATGACTGGAATCAGCTTCAATATCAAAACTCATTATTTTATAAGGAACAGGAGTTTCTTTATCATTTAAAGGTTTTATATCTTTGTAACTACAGTTATATTCGTAGTCACAATAAGTTGTTTTATCAATCTTGTTTTGTTTACGATCTGAAATTTCAATCCAACCAGAAGGAGATATTTCTTGTATATGAAATAATCTAAGAATAGGTGGTATTACAGCTTCATAAATTCTTAATGGTGTTTTGGCAAAACCAGTATAACCATTTTCCTTTAATCTATATTTATTCCATCCAGGGCGGTCAGGATCTTTAGAAATATTATACCATAAGTTTTTACATTTAGATAAAGCTCTGGTGTTTTTAAATTTAACAAGAATAAATTTATATTGTTTTCCGGCGTTAAAACCATATAATTTCTTACGTTTAATTAATTTACAACCTTTTAAAATAATAGAATCACCATAATAGCTTCCTAATTTACTTTTTAAATGAGATATAAGTTTATTTTTTGTAGCACTTCCCCATGTGCTAGGTACTTGTATATAGAAGAATGGACTAAAATCATCAATTTTAATTGATACAGTTTTACCTTCTTCATTAATTGCCCAGGCTTGAACCATAAATTTCTTAGAATCAATATATGGGTTTTGAGAATCTTCGTCTGTGTCTTCTGTGGGAGTTGCATCACAGAAATTAAAGTCGTATAGCTTAAACGATGAGAACATTGTTATTATGATTAATACGCAATATATTTTTAATTCAATTTTGTTTAAAAAAATATGCTTTTATATTAATACTATGTTTAAAATAAAAAATATAATAGCTATATTTGTATTATTAAGTGTAATACTATTTGGTATGTATTACAAAAGTGTAAACTCAAAACGAGTAGTTGAAAGTCTATCAAATAATGATAATATAATTTTAATGGGAGATAGTATTTTTGCAAATGATATATATGTACAAAGAGGTGACTCAGTAGGTGATATGTTGCAAGATAGACATGGTAATGTTTTAGTAATAGCACAAGACAATGCGATAATAAATGATCTGGATTATCAATTTAGTAAGATACCTAATAAATTTGATAGTAGTAAAACGAAAGTAATAGTAAGTGTAGGTGGCAATGATTTACTAAATCAGTATATGATGTCAGATGTTAGTAAAACAGATCATGTAAATACTATATTTAACAGATATACAAGTAATTTAAATAACTTGATAAATAACTCTAATTGTGAGTTTATTTTATCAAATATATATTATCCTAGATCACCAGATTACACTCGTTATTACGATATAATAGAAATATGGAATGATAAGTTGGGGAAATATGCAAAAAATAATGGTTTAAAAATTTTAAATATAGATGATAAAGTAGATAAGAAACATTATTTTACACATGATATAGAACCTTCTGCTAGTGGAAGTAGTGTAATAATAGATAATATCTTGAAATTATAAAATATTTATTTATATAAATGACAGGAGGTTATGCAATAATGACTTTTAGATTGAAAGGACATGGTGGTCAGACATGTAAAACAAATACTGATATTTATGGTAAGACGACAAATAAAAAAATGTCAGGTGGTGGTAACCAGAAACAATATATAGCTAATGAATTTGGAAAAAGAAATTATTTGTTGCGTTCAATTAAGCAACGCAATCCACGTAACATTATAAATAAAAATCCATTTAGCTTTGTATACCATTGTAACAATAATTAAAAAATTGAAATTGATTAATTTCTATTTATTAAATTAATCAATATGATATCTACAACACCAGTCCCAATACCTAACATGCCAAGTAAAGAACAAGTAAAAGATTTTATAAAAAATGATTCTGTAGAAAAAATGAAAGATATATTATCCTTCTTTGTATGGTTATATATTTTCGGAGGATTAGGTTTATATCTTGATAAACTTGAGGCGATATTTATACCTGAGGTAAAAAAATATTTTCTGGGTAGAATAGTATTGTTTTATGTATATATTAGTATAATGTTAGTATTAAGTGCATATACATTTCCAATAATATATAATATACCAGAATATAAACGTGATCTACTAAATTGGCAAAGTAATTTATATGATCAATATAAATCATTACAATATGAAAAAGATGCTTTTTATAAAAAATTACAACAGTTTACTAAGAATAAAGAATTATAATTAATTCTTTCCATAACCCCATACAGTATAGTCTTCAACTAGTTTGATACCCATACCTTGTATCCTAACTGCTTTTCCAGAGATCCATACACCTTTATGTGAGTGTAATTTAGATCCAATAATATAAATTTTACCTTCACTTTTTCCATCGTGTGCTATAGCAGCAGTTCCACTATGAAATCCAATGACGTCATTATTTTTATCAACAATGGAAAGACCGCGTTGGCCTTCTAAGTAGTAAAGTTCCTTTGCTTCTTGAAAAGGCATGGTTATTATGAGCTATAATAAGTATTGTAGCAAAATTTTTAATTCAATTTTTTTAAATAAGTTTAAAAAAAATATTATAATTTAGTATAAATGAGTAGAGATTTAATTATACCAGTAAGTGCTGGATTTGCATTAGGTTCAGTATCAAAAGATGTTTTATCAAAGTTTATGTATGTTGGACAAAAAGGCGTCTCTTATTATGGTGAGGCACATTTATCTCCATGGAATGCTTGGATACATACATTAGTTATGCCATTTTCTATATATGGAATGTTATTATGGATTCCTGCATTATTAAGGTTAAATCCTAAGAATGCACGTAAATTAATTTGGTTTTTATATTATTTGTGGGGAGGTCATTATTATGAGATTAACAAGTTAGGTGCTTTAATGTATTTTTGTATGTATTGGTACACTGTAAACCAAGCTACTAAAAACTACTGGATAGAGTATAATAGAATATGTGATGATGATGATAAAAAAAATGATTGTGATAAAAATACAACTTTAGTAAATAAAATTAATACAAAGGCTAATTGGTATCTTTTCAAAAAAGGTATATTATATAGTACAGCGGGATTAGTGTTTCAAGAGGGTTTTGGTCATTGGATTGGTGGAGATATACCTAGTAGACCAGAAGCAGTGTTGAATGCAATAGTTTATGCTATGTACTTTTCATCAGCACATATATTGGGTTATTAATTAATACTATTTATAAGTAATTAACAGTATTAATTATCGTCGTTTTTTAGTTTTTCTATTGGATAATGATTTTCTAGTTCTAGTTTTTCTCTTTCTTCCCGATTTAGTTTTTTTTTCTTTTTTTTCTTTTTTACCACTAGCAATACCAAGTAGTTTATCATATAAGCTACTATCTATAACTCCATTATTTTCTTTATTGTACATATTGGTAAAAGTAGTTTTATTAGTGTTTTGTTGTAATAATAATAATCCAGCTGGTACGGCTAAATTAGAAAATATAGAGCTTACATTACCTCCTTCTTGATTATCAGAGTTGTCAGTTTTGAAAGGAGAAATATTGTTTTGTAAAAAAATATTGTCTATTTTATAACCACCACTCATAACATTTTTACCTTCTTTTGTAATAACTAAATCATCAGCAGTAATTTCATTAACAGTTTGCATATAATAAATAAAAATATTAATATTTAATTATAATACCGCTTTATATCAGACGATGTTCTGACTTCACGTTTACTTTTAATATATTTCATAATTTTTCCAACTGATTCTTGATCACTGATAACGTCTTCTAAACATTTTTGAACAAATCTTAATGTCAATGGAGCAGTAGATTTAGAGGTTGCAAATTTTAATCTACCATCACTAATTGAAACTGTTGCATTACCTAAATTATTAGAGCCTGCATAAGTCAAGATTTCTTCACATAATTCGTTACGTTGTTCTCTCAACTCACGCGCTTTTTCATTCAAAGATTTAATTTGGTTATCAATATTAACCCAGTTTTTGATATTATTTTCAAAATTACTCATTTATACAATAATATCAAAAAAACTATCTAAATAGTTTAATTGTTGTTAAACAATTCATTTAATTAATTTATTTGCGCATTCCCTTCTTCTTTGCGAACAAAGCAGCAGTTAATGCAAAAGGGGTCAAGGATGAAGCAGACATGAATCCACCCCGGCGATGTGCTGAGCGACGGCGATGTGCTGAGCGACGGCGGGATTTTCTACCTCCATGATGCATACGGCTAGCACCACCACGGCGAGCACCTCCACGGCGTGCACCACCACGGCGACGTTTAGTATTCTTACCTTTACGACAGTATCTACGTTTCTTGGATACGAATTTACAGTTTTTCATTGATCGGCATACTGCAGGTCTTTTTCTGCGGCATGGTGATGATTTAACTCTACGACGATATGAGCGTCTTTTGGACAAAGAAGCTTTTTTTCTCATTGCTCGGGTCTTTACCATTATATAATTAGCTAAGAAAAAATATGACCAGATTTTGAGAAAAATGATTTATTACGCAATAATAAAATAAATATTCCTAAAATTAAGAAAAAACTTACCAGAACGAATAATATTGATAAATATATGTATGGATATAATTCATTCAACATCATGTCAATAAATGGTTTCATAAACATCTTAATTTCATCTTTTACCTCTTCTTTTTTAAGTATATCTAAACATTTACGAAAGAATGGATCCATTACTACAATAAATTATGATTTTATTTGTAAGTAAATAACTAACAATGCGTGTTATTTAGTTTCATAAAATGTTTATTATTTTTAAATGGAAAAAATAAAGTACATAAACAACGACTTTGATTTTAACGGATTAAGTTTAGCACATCCAAATGGATTACAAGGAGGATCATATTTTACTAAACTATCTGTAAATAACGAATCGTTATATTTACAAACTAAACGATGTAAAACAAAACAGGGTATCGTTAAAACTATTAAAAAAACTTATTGTGATCTAATGTTTGATAAAAATGATTCTGATGTTGTAGATTGGTTTGAAAATTTAGAAGAACGACTTATTGAATTAATTTATGAAAAAAGAAATTTATGGTTTCATAACGAATTAGATAAAGATGATATATCTTCATCTTTTTCATCACCTATAAGAACTTATAAGAGTGGTAAGTTTTATTTAGTAAGAGTACATTTATCTCATGCAAATATTTTATCTTCTGGTGAATTTAATTGTTACGATGAACAAGGACAAACTGTAGATCCTAACGCATTAAATGATCAAGAATTGATGGTGATTCCTTTAATTGAAATACAAGGAGTGAAATTCTCATCAAGAAATTTTAGTGTTGAAATTAGCTTGAAACAAATGATGGTTTTAAAGAAAGAAGAGGAAACATTTAATAAATGTTTAATTAAAATACCTACAACTATCATTAGTAAAGATGAAAAAGATAGTTTAGATAGTTCAGAAAATAAAGATGTTATATCACAACCAGAAGATGAAAATGTTACTACAGAGATAAATGATACTACAGAGATAAATGATACTACAGAGATAAATGATACTACACAATCTGAAGAGCTCAGAAAAATAGAGTTATCAGAACTAACTTCAAATGATTCATCTAGTATACATAGTTCAGAGAATAGTGTAAATGAAGCAACTAAAGATGAAGAAAATAATACAGTTACTGAAGTCACAGGTAATGTTGTAGAAGTGGTTACAGAGTCAAATGAGGAGAATGTAGATGATAATAAAATAAATGATGAAAATACCTCAATAACTTTAGAAATTGAAGATCTAGAGAAAGAGGATAAAAATCAAAATAATTTAGAAGAAATTGAGGTAAGTTTAGAAACTTTAGATGTAAAAGACCAAGGTATTGTAAAACTAAGAAAGCCTAATGAAGTTTACATGGAAATATGGCGCGAGGCACGTAAGAGAGCAAAGCAAGCTAGAAAAACAGCCATTGAAGCTTATTTAGAGGCTAAAAATATAAAATCAACCTATATGATTAATGAGATAGACGATTCAGATTCTGAAGATGAAATTGATAATATTGTAAATACTATGGAACCTGAACAACTAGAAAGTAAAAGTATTATAAGTTTAGGACAAAATTAAACTTTTTATTGAAAAATTATTTTATAAGGCTTTTTATATAAGTATGAACTTCTTAAAAGATATCAAGAAACTTTTCAGCGGCAAACAGTCCTGGCTATTTTTAGCAGTAATTATTGTTCTAGCCTTGGGTCTTGCACATTATTCATCAAACAAAGGTTTATTAGGAGAAAACATGAGCCAACGATTACTATCACAAAATGATCCAAATGTAACTGGAGAAAAATTGGCTGCTCAGCAAGCAGGAAATGTCCAACCTTCAGCTCCTTTAGGGGGAAACGGTAGTTTTGCACAAGTAAGTGGTATGAATAGCGGAGTAAAATCAGGTATGCCATCAAGCTGCTCACCTCAATCAATGCCTGATCCAGCAGCATTGTTACCAAAAGACAATAACAGTGCTTGGGCTAAACTTAACCCATCTGGACAAGGTAATTTAGATAGTGTCAGTTTATTGAAAGCAGGATATCATATTGGTATTGATACCGTAGGCCAATCTTTGCGCAATGCTAATCTTCAACTTCGTTCCGAACCAGCAAACCCACAAATGAATGTTGGTCCATGGAATAACACTACCATAGAGCCTGATGTAATGAGAGTTCCTCTTGAACTTGGCCAAGGTGCACAATAAATAAATTATATTAATTATTTATAAATATAATTTATAATGGATAGAGTTGATATTTTAGGTTATATATTAATTGCATTTACAATTTTTATATGTATTAAAATTTACACGGAATCAGACACATTTAATTTAAGGTGTATTATCTCCGATGTGGATGGTAATAAATATTGTGTTAGAGATCGTGTTTTATTAGATAAAGCAGCCGATAGATTAGCACGTACTGTAACAAAATGTAAAAGTTTAATTGCTTATATGCAGAAGAAGCATCCAGATAATGATATAACAAAACGTTTAGTAGAGGGGTTTGATCCTAAAGAAGTGTATGAGACTTTACCTACTAGCGAACATACTGCTTACAGCGAAAATAAAGGAGAAAAATTGGCATTTTGTTTGAATTCAGGTGAAAGCTCAGATAAATTAATTGATGATAATACGTTAACTTTTGTTGCACTACATGAATTATCTCATATTGGGACTAATGAAGTAGGTCATACACCAACTTACTGGCAAAATTTTAAGTTTGTTTTGGAAAACGCTGTAGAGGCAGGAATTTATAAACCAGTTGATTATAAAAAGAAACCAAAGGGGTATTGTGGTATGACAATAACTGATAATCCATATTATGATCTTTAGTTATAATATATGGTAAAAAAAACTAGAAAAAAAAGCTTTAGAAAAAAACAAAAAGGGGGTGCGTGTGATAGATATGATAAACAAGGAAAGGGTGTATGTTCTAATAATGCGAAAGCGTGTTGTGACGCGAAACCCAGGGATCAGAGATTATGTCATTTTAATGATGCGTTAAAAGAAGATGTTAAGAGGAATGGGAGAAATAATAGTAGAATATTTGCAGATATGCAAAGAGAACATAACGAATATCATGATGAAGAAAACAAACATGCTGATTTAATATTTAATGTAACAGGATTCAGAAATGGTGATCCCATATATGATAAGACTAAATATAAAGATGAAGTAGGTCAAAAAGGAGAAGATATACTTTCTAAGATAACCAAAATGCGTAGAGAATGGCTAGATAAATATTATAGGAAAGATTGTTATGATTGTGATGGTAATTGTAGAGAGCATAATAAAAGAGCACGTTCTGCTGACCTAACTGCTCGTGCATCAAAAGCTCAACAGGTACTAAATACAAGAGATGCTTATAGAAAAGCAGCAGCGGCACAGCAGCCAGCAATACAAAGAATGGATTTTAAAGAGGCGTTAATACAGGAAATTAATGCTGGCGATTTCAGAAAAGCAAAAAATATGTTAGATGACTGGAGTGAGGGTTTAGGAAAAGATATTGGTACTGGTTCTGGTATGACCGAGAAAAAATTTGCAGAGTTGGAAAAAAAAGTTTTAGAAAATTTGAAAGTATCTGCTGAAGGGGGTGCATCTTCAAAAAAAAGGGGTAGAAAAAAATCTAGGAGAATTCGTAAGTCACGTAAAAAATTGAGATCACGTAAATCACGTAAAAATAAAAAATCACGTAAATTACGTAAATCACGTCGTAGAAGGTAATACTAATTTACCTTTAATATGAGATCTAAGTGCACATTTACAACCGATATCATATGTTTTAAAAAACACATCAATATTATTAATAACCTTATTTTCTTGATGTGTAATGTAATTATCTGAAATGTGTGGAAAAAACCGATCACATTCATACTGTTTATTAATCTCAGTAGCATAAATTTTATGAACAAGCTTTTTATTTAAAGCTTCCTCATATACGCTTTGTCCTCCAATTATGAAGACTTGATCAAATTTTTTTTCTTTACAAATATCTAAAGCTTTTTCTAAAGAGTCACATGTTTCTAAATTATCAAACTTTGTTGTTCTAGATAATACAATGTTATATCTATCAGGTAAAACTTTACCTATACTTTCATGTGTATTCTTACCCATGATAACGGCATTATTTCCACTACCTTTAGTGATTTCTGCAAATCTTTTTAAGTCTTCAGGGATATTCCATGGTAGTTGGTTATTTAGACCAATACCATTGTTTTTACAATAAGCAACTATAATGTTAATGTTCATTTATATATTAAAATAATATGATATTTTTATATATATGTCCGATATTTTTAAAGTAAGTATTTTAAATAAATCTAATGGAATAGACAAGATATATGTTTTTTATGGTTCAGAAAAACTACATGATGGTGCTAGTGAAGTTTCACCAACTCAGTATTTTAAGATGGAACCTAATTCTGATCCTTTTAAAAATGTTTTTACTGATGAAGAATTAGATTCTATTGCTACTAATTCTATAGATGTAGAATTTATAAACATTTCTATTAGATTGGATGATTCAATAGAAGAAATAAAACGTAAGATCTTAATGATATTTAAAAATGATATTTCTTTTGATGAAATATATTTATTTTCACTAAAACAAGAAAATATAAATCTAATTTCATCTTATCAAAATATCACACAAAACGAAAAATTAGATCTTACTAAAGAGAGGTTAAGTCAATTTTTATTAAATTTTGATAATGTAGATGAAAGTAACTTACTAGAAAAAGATGAATATGATTATGATGATCTATTAAGTTTAAATTTTGAAGATAAAGCTTACGTAAAAAAACCATTAGGTCAAAAATTTTTTGTGAATGACATGAAATATCAGTACACAGTAAATCCATTTGATGTAATAATATATGATTCATTTTTAGTAAAACATGCTGAGAATATAGTAACTACACAAAATAGAACTTTATTATTAGACTTTGGAAAGCCTATGTATAATACTATTTATTGTTGTTTAGCAGAAGAAGTTTTTTCATACATAGAAGAAGAGAATATACCTAATATAGAAATCGGATCCACTGCTAAAATATATTATCCTTTTTTATACAAACAAAATATCTATACACTAGATCAGTTAAGAAGTAATAAAATTGCCTTAATTGCAAATAATAAAGCGATTATAAATAAATATTCTGAGAAAAAACAATTTACAACTGATCTACTTTACAATATTTATGATAATAGAGAACAAGATCTCAATATTAAAAGTGATGGTATAAAACATGTAAATTTAATAATTCATCAAAAGACTTCAATAACACTACCTATTGATGTAGTATTTAAATTAATACATGCCACAGAAACAATTCCTTTTATAAAGTTAAATCCTGGTAGTAGAAAAGAAAAATTATACAGAATATTTACAAACTCTATTAGTTCTGATGGAAGAAAAATACCACATTTAAGTAAAGCGGTTATTCTTAAATTGAGTAGAGATATAGGTAAGACAAAAAGGTTAGCATTTTATATAGAAAACTATGATGATAACGGTATAAAAACTAATACTGTTTTAGAATTAGACTCTACTGGCGATGTATATGTAGATATAATATTTCCTGAACCACTTTCATTAGATAATTGTGAAGAATTAATACAATCTTCAATTAATCCAATTTTGACTACAATAAAAGAGTTTATTGAACAAAGTGGTTATAATATAGAATTATTTAACAAGATTTCTGATAAAAATATTGAGATTGTTGAAATAAAGTATAATCAATTAGTTTCTATTAATAAAAATATCCGTCTCTCAAAATACGTAGGTTGTGTGTCAAATTGTTTCAATATAATTGAAGATGATTTGAAAAAAGGGATTGTTATGAGGTATAAAAAAGTTTCTAATTTTAATATTATGAGTTCTCAACAAGCCTTAATTATAGAACTGGTCAATAAAGGTAATCCTAGAAGTGAAGTAATTACATCACTAGCAAATAATTATAATATAGATAAACTTGAAGCTGAAGAGATATACATCAGATTTATAAATGAGGTAGAGATTGAGAGAGGTTTATATCAAAATAAAAGATTAAAAATTAGAGATAATCCAGGATTTCTTACAACTATTAAAATAGACAACTTTACTAATAATATTATTATTCAAGTCTCAAACATAGATAATGTATTGTACTTAGATACAATACCTAAGATGTTATATTCAATAATAAGTTTAACACAAAATACTTATAATCAAGAATATAAATCAGATGTTTCAAGAGTATGTAAAAAGAAAACAAAAGAAGCTACCATAATAGCAGATATAGTAGCTCCTGCTGAACAACAATTTCAAAACAGACAAAAGGTAAAAATTAATGATAAACAAGAGCTAACATTTATAGGAGAAGATGATGATGAAGAAGAAGGAGATGATGATTATCTTGCTATGTTATTAGGAGTAGAAGATGATGATATGGGAGGAGGTTCTACACCTGAAGATGATATAGTAATAGGTAGCGATATATCTATTGGCTCTGATTCTGATAATGAAACTACACAACAAGAAGGAAATATAGCTACTGCTCAAGAAGTAGTAAGTATTCAACCAAGACTATCACAATCTGGTGATGATATTGAAATAGGAGATTCAATAAGTATGAGTCCTGAAAAAGAAGAAAAATCTAAAACTCCAGAATCAGTATCACAAACAGGCGATAATATTGAAATAGGAGATTCAATAAGTATGAGTCCTGAAAAAGAAGAAAAATCTAAAACTCCAGAATCAGTACCACAAACCGGTGATAATATTGAAATAGGAGATTCAATAAGTATGAGTCCTGAAAAAGAAGAAAAATCTAAAACTAAAACCCCTGAAGCTGATGTAGCTTTACAGACAGCAATACATGATAGTATTACTGAACAAGATGAATTTGAAAAACATCCTCCTGCTGATGAACATGAACGAGACCAAATTAATGTTTCTATAAAACAACAAGAAGATGAAGAGAGAATGAATGAAGACCTAGAGCGAGAAGTACAGTTTCAAACAGAATTAAATAAAGATAAATCAAAAAGAGAAGGTGATTGGAATTCTCTATCAAAAGACTCTAATGATGTATCAATCCCATCTTCATATGAAATGGAAGAAGATAATGATAAAGAAAA